CTGACAACGTCTTGAAAACGCTGCCATCCCAACATCGTTAAAGTAGATGTTGACGGATTACGATAGTCCCAACACGGAGCTATCGCAAGACGCTTTTTGTAGTGAACGTGTCGCTGACGTTCAGTGACACGCCCGTCTCGAAGGTATCCACCAACGGCGGCCAACATGACACCCGAGGGGTTGTTCCAACCCTTTGAATGTCGGAGAGGCCGTGACTCAAGATCCACAAGGTTCAATGAGCGCTCTTTGGACATATATCTAGCATAGATATAGGAGCCATGGAGATGATCAAACCTTTTTCCGGCTTTTAGGCGGAGTGGATGTTTAATCAGAGCAACTTCCGGGACCTTTATACCAGCAGTATCGGACTCCCAGGGTGGCACAGGCAAGAATTCTAATTGCCTTTCCTTCGCTTTGGATCTACCTTTAGGCAGATTCGTTTGCAGAGGAAATGTGCGACTCTGAAGATATCCGATAACAGTTGGAAGAGGTATACCATGGTTGCATGACCAAACATTGAGTCTGTTGATTAGTGAATAACAGTCTTGTGGGGAGTCGAGGCGAGTGCAATATACGCCTCTAACGTTACCTCCCTTCCAAAAATCGGAACCACAAGACTCGCGGAACGGCCCTTCGTTAAAGCTCTTATCACTATTGACCTTAAAACCGAAACGTTCGAGGAGATTAATGACAAGGTCGTATGCCTCACGGCGTACAATTATGTCATCTCCAAAGACGCCCCAGTTTCCGGGTCGTGGTCCAAGTTCCCATCGAACCTTCCCTTCGGAAGGCTCCAGTCCCCTTTCTAAGGGGACGGGACCGACGGAATTGTTACAAGGGACTATACCTAGTGCCCGGTAGCAACCTTGGACGATAGAGCTAAATAGGATCGTCTGTAGGGGAAACGTAAAAGCATTCCCCATGGACGACACCATATGCAGGCGAACCTTCTCGCCCGAAGGCAAGAGGGTATTGGGACTACGCGTTAGAGACAACCACCCCATTATGTAATTGGGTAGAAGTTCCTGACATAGCCCCAAGCTTATCGTATCACTAGCGGAGGAGAGATCGATAGTACCAAACTCTCCAGTTAGTGATCCGATCCGAGCCAACTCTGCGTTTAACTTTTGCTGATTAGCGAGATTGATATTACATTTCGCTTCAAGCAATTGTTCCATCGCATTGCCGACTCCTTGCTGAAGTAACATATTCAGCAATGGCTCTGTGCATATGGTCCGTGAAATCTCCGCAGTCTTCGGGACGTAACTAAGCTTGTTACTATCGACTTGAACCATTTCGCCCATATGGTCTGACCGGATCTTTTCGGTCTCGGACCAGAGGCGGGACATGGCACACGCTCTCCTGTAAAGAGAGAGAAGCTGCCTACTAGTTCCAGTCAGTGGAGAGCAAGCTACTTTTTGGTAGAAGCTTTCACCAACTGCACCAATTGATGCTCCGGGTCCAGTACCGACACCATCCAAGATTTTGTCAAGGGTGATGGAGTACTCAGAACCTGAACGATGGAACCAGAAGTCATATAAGAACTTCCGGGCCTCGCCAATTGCGACGGCTTGTATTTCCGTCAAGAATTGGGTATCAATAGCGTGGACCCTATCGCATTTGCGATTGGAATCCAGAAATTTCTGAAGAGCGAGACTGTCAGCATCCGACGATTTCGCACCCTCAAATTTCTTGAGAATGGATTTCAGGAGCTGGAGTCTAGCAACTTCAGTAAACGAGATATCCGGCCAATGATCTGGTGCGTTTCCTTCCGGAAAAGCAAGATCAAAGCCAGGTACCCCGCCAAGTAAATCAGCCTGAAGACAGTCGAAAAGAACATGAGGACAAGCGCCCATCGTGAGCTCTCCAGTTTAACGCGTTTACGTCGACTCCGAAGACCCTTCCCTTTGCGGGGTTGGATCATTTGGAGTGTGTATGCCAGTAACCGGTTTTTAAGCGGGAACTAGCAGTTACATCACCCCTGTCACGCCAGTGTCGCCAACGCCCGCAGATGCTTGGGCAATGGCTCCAAAATGGCTTGACAGAGCGGCGCGAACGTTAGCCGCATCAGCCGTGTCAGCGCCTGCAGGAATATGAATGACCGTTTCGATCATCATAGTCGCTGAAGGTTGCCCTGCCAGGGGGGTAACGCCCTTCCTGGTTAGGAACTTCCACACGTTGCGCGGCACCGACGTAATGAGACCTGTAGTTGGGTTCGGCTTGCCAAGGACCTTAAAAGCCTTCGGCCTGAAGAACGTCAACGTCCAGGGACGGTTGACTGTCGAGGAAGTATCCACGCCAGTCTGAGTTCCACCAATGGCAGTAACGGCGTACTGTTTGCCATTACTATCAGGGGCGGTATCAGTGACAACCGTATACGTCGGGCTGGTAAGCCCAGTCTGGGCTGCCCCCGTAATTGGGGAGCTAAGGGACATCGTCATGTAATGACCTTTGTCTAAGTGCGATGAAAAGGAATGAGACGCGTAAGCTTCGAGCTTAAAGCCGCCATGTTAGCCCACTGAGTATTCAAGGCTTGCTCACCCGTAGGTGTGCTTACCAAGAGACTCGGAATGGACCAACGGAACTGAGGGACAACTGGACCCCCAGCATCGCGACTTATGACCCGGGCAAAGCGCTCTACATTTCCAGGATCGAGAGAAGCACTAACATTGGAACTCGTCTTACTAGAGATAACAGCGGAAGCAAACGCAACCGACTGTGCCCTCTGTGTACGACTGGTCCACGCTAGGTCAGCAGTATTCACTGCTGCTGCTTCTAGGATATCACCAATGTTGGTGAAGTAATCTACGAGGAAGGAGTAAGGAACTAACTCCCAAAGCGTAGGAATAAATTGCTCCCAAGAAAAACCAAAGAGCTCTCGATTCGCAGTCGCCTTAGAAGTAGTCGTACTAACTCTGACAGCCCCGCGTATCTGACATTGGTAATCAGTTTTAATGTGCTGGTGGACTTTAATCCACGTCACAAACTGATCCGCTATCGGATACTCGTTGGTACCGGAGTCATAATTTACCTTCTCGTTCTTACCCTTGGCAGAGAGTTTCTGGACGAACTTATTCTCATTCAAGCGACCAATGGCCTTTATGGCATCATTGATATCGGAAATGAGGGGTTTCCATCCAAAAGAGAACTCTAACCAAGTATCCCCTGCCATCTTCTTGAGTTGGGCCGCGCGCTTACTATCTTCGCGCTCCCGCTGCGATTTACTTCTCGCAGTGGATTTCCTCATACCGCCCGCTCGCCTCTTGGCAAGTGAGTCAAGGTACTTAGGGATCCCATCTCGAAGAGCGGAGGCAGGACGACGTAACATACGAAGAGTCTCCCTAATCTCGCCAGAGAAAACCCCGCCTTGCATTGCTTGGCGGACCTCCTGAAGGCGTCTAAGGAAGAACTTCGATGCCTGCTCCAGTGCAATAGGATCTGTCGCAGAAGGGTTTCCGAATCCCAAGTTATACCAATATGGGAAACCGGAAAGTTCCTCAACGCTATACACATTTGGGCTGGAGTACCACACCGCACGGTGTGAAAACTCCTGCTTGACTGTGCATTGTCGTATCAAACCGTTAAAAACGGTTGTAGCGTTGCCACCATTCTGAATGATCTTTTTCCATCCTGGTAGTGTTGTGCCAGTACGACTTCTCGCATTAAAGAAGTTATAGTGGCCAGCAGTAGACTGAGTGAGGACCCCATTATCATGCTGGGTACCTCGAAACCAGTAGTCCTGCTCAGCTTGCCAGGATTCATTCAGAGGTTTCGCCCCTTTAGGGGGCGACCCCTTATGCACCTTAGCAATCCAAGGTCCTTTTGGGACCTTCTTTCGCTTCGGCCACGTAAGGCGCTTCGTAGGAGTGACGCCAGGACCCGAAAACCCGGTCGGTAAGTCGCGAAGTTGCAGCGGCGGTTTCTCACGCAAGATTTTTAGGTTTGCGTAGTAATTCCGGCGCCGCACGAGACGAGGTGTGAGTTTATTCACAACTCCCCTCCGACCCCACCGTGTTTTGCGAGCCAAAACGTCATTCTGAAGCATAATGGTGCCCTCTGAGACAAGAACTGACTTAACTGGAGATAAGTCGCGTATCTATTCAGATACGCAGAGGCGAATCGACACGTCGAAACTGATGTCGACCCGGGACCTACCTTTGTGACCCTTCCGCTGCTGTTCCCTTGATGGACGCGTTCAGGTCAAGTGCATCCTCTCGCGAGAATGCACCCAATACCTGTTTAGTCATTACCTTGTCGAGTACTGCCATAAGAAGGGCAGTATTCGATTCGATTTTGACCACGTATCCTGAGATATCTGCGAGATTCGCAGATGACGCTTCCTTTCGGCAAACGTCCAACAGATTTGCAATAAGGGCTCGAAAATCGCTCTTCCGTCCATCGTCACGGCTTATAGTCCATGTCGCGGACAGAGGGCAATCAGAGACCATGCTGCGCATTGTGTTAAAGACGAGTTGCTGAGCAGAGCCGTCGAATTGACCATTGGTCATTTTCAATCTCCAAGAGAAACAACATTGGTTGGGTT